GCGAAGGCAAAGGACGCAGTAGCCGCAGCCGCAGAGAAGGATAAGTCCAAGGCTCTCCCTGCTACGGGAGCCATGGGAATTGAGAACTTGAAGGCCAGGGCCGCGAAGGCAAAGGACGCAGTTGCAGCTGCGAAATCAGATGTGGCTGCTGAGACGCCTGTTGCCGAGTCCAAGGCTCTCCCTGCTACGGGAGCCATGGGAATTGAGAACTTGAAGGCTCGTGCAGCGAAGGCAAAGGACGCAGTTGCAGCAAAGACTGCCGACGGTGCTGCCGTGATCGAGAATACCGTAACTGGCCAGCCGGGTCTGGATACACAGGCAGTAGATACCGTGACCGATGTGGCCAAGTTAGAGTTTCCTCCAGAACTCACAGGATGGTCTCGCGTAAACGTTCCCTCTACAGATTTTGACTGCCTGATTCATTCTATGCTCATTGCGATGAGCCCGACCTTCCGCAAACAGCCTCTTGGTGTGCGTAACGCGATCGCATCCAACTTTCGCCGCGATGGTCTTTTTTCCAAGACCGAGGGACTCACGGACGAGGAGGCCAAGCGTATTGCTGCTAACCAGACCTACCTTGAAACACCCGAGCTCGAGAAGTTCGCCAAGCAGCACGGTCTCAATTTTCTGATTGTAGCCAAGACTTCGGGAGCTGTCCAGGCAAGTATTCTGAAGACCAAGGAGAAACTCCCAGGACAGAAGGAGGCAAGTGTCCTGGAAGGAAAGGCGGGGGCACCAGTATACGTCCTCTACAACGATAACCAGAACCACTTTGAGGCTGTGCACGGACCAGCTGGAGAGTATTCCATGCCGTACGATGAAGCTATCAAGATCGCCAAGAACTTCTTCAAGGACGTTCGCAAATCGTCCGAGGATCCTCCGCCTATGGCTCTAGATCCTGCTCCGGCTCCAGCTCCAGCTCCAGCTCCAGCTCCTGCCTCTCCCACCCCCTCTGAGAACCCTGCTCCTCCCGTCCCTGGAAGTCCGCCAGTAGGCGACGATTTCGGATTCATCCACTTAACAGACAACGTCAATCCCCCCGATGTCATTGCCCATCGCTTTGTCCTGTCGCGTGATGGAGACGTTCTCAAGCCATCGATGCAGCTTATGGGGTCAGACACTGCCACTCCCAAAATTGAATCAATCAAGACTGCTTCGCGGGAACGTACCCGTGCCGAAAAGAAGGTTCTCAAGCGTGGAGACGGAACAACTGTGAAGCCAGATGAGACGATTGTGGGAGCGTACTCGGATATGGAGATCCCCCTATTCCACTTTGCGTCCGATATTGAGAAGTTCCTAGATGATCCCAAAGTCGTTTCATCGTCGTCTCCCATGATTCTCCCACCTACTAGCCCCCTCCTGAAACCCCGCGACGTGCCATCCGAACAGGCGATCACATTCAATCTTAAGAGCTCCATTCCCGAAATCACATTCAATCCTTCCTCATCGGCGTTCAATAATTTTTACGTCGGACCGGTTGGAAAGAAGGATCACCGTGTAGCTCTCCATGGTTTCCTAGTCTCGCCCGTCGTTGCAAAGATCAAAGGACGCGGAGATATTACGCTTCAGAAAGGGTTTGAAATGGTGTCGGTACTCACGGGAACACTTGGTTCGGCTCCGATAGGAACTGTTGTGGTGCCAATGGTTCCCCCAGAAACCCCGGTGCTTGCTCCTGCCCCTGCTCCTGCCCCCGCTCCTGCTCCTGCTCCTGCTCCTGCCCCCGCTCCTGCACCCGCTCCTGTCCAGACCCGCGGACGTTCAACTACCCCGGTCGCACCGACAACAACAGATGTAACTGTCGGCCCTGATGCCGTAGGAGCTATGGCTGCTCGTAGTTCGTCCCCGACCGCTCAGCCCCTTCCCCCCGAGGTTCCTTCTCCTTTCACTACTGAAGTGGGTGTTAATCCTAACGCGGTAGGAGCTCTAGCCGCCCGATCTGCGTCTCCTCCCCCACCTGTACCGAAGCTAGACGAGAACAAGCAGTTGGTACAGAATATGTCCAGTCAGGCGTCTGATCTCGTGAGGATAGAGGCCAGGCGTGATAAGGCCGAGGCGGATATTGCTGGAGCGGGCGATGTTGCACCCCAGCGGCGGCTACAGCTGATCAATGACGCCCAACAAATGAAGAAGCTTGCTGCCGATGCCAAGAAGAAATGGGAAGCTACTGGGAAGAAGGTACTGGATGCAGCCGAGAAGGAACATGAGCGTGTGAAGAAGGCACATGCCAAGTACATGGCCACACTAAAGGAAAACAGGGATGCGGCAAAGGCGGCAAATGACAAGGTCGCGAAACTGGAGAAGGATGCTGCGGCTGCTAAAGATGTTCTGGACAAGGAAGTTGCCAAGGGTGATAAGTCCACCAATAAGAGGAAGGAAGCTCTGGCCAAGACTTCGGTTCAGATTGCCAAGGATGTCATCAAAGCCAAGGCAGATGCCGCAGAAGCAGACGCAGATGCTGCACTCTGGTCGAAGGACGAGCAGGTGGTAGAGGAAGGTCTTGCGAACTCAGCATCGAATCTTGAAGAGCTTCGTAAGAAGGTAAAGGATCCTCGGTACGTCTCCCCGACAACAGCGGCGGTAGCCCTTCAGTCTCCGGTGAATACCGCTCTCCAGAAGTACACGGCTAGTCGTAGACTCGTCGAGGCCAATCCTATGCGTGCAGAACGCCAGCGTCTACCTAATTCTGCTGCCGCTGCCCGATCCCTTGTACAGCAGTATGTAGAAGAGGCTCCAGCTCCGGCTCCAGCTCCAGCTCCAGCTCCAGGCATCGTGAACCCTCTCGCTCCCACTCCCGAAGGTCTGGCGGCTCGTGCTGCCGCAGAGGAACGCCTAGGACTTGGAGAACGCGGAACTCTTGGAACCCCTATTGCTCCTCAAATGAATACTCCTCTGGTTCAAGGCGAAGTTGTCCCACCTGTAGCTCCTTCAATTTCTTCTGCTCTCGCCGCATCTCTCGACGCGTTCAACCCTAATGCTGCCCCTGCCCTCGCCCCCGCACCGGCACCAGCACCGGCACCGGCCCCTGCTACAACTGGAACAGCCGTCCCTGAACGCACAGTGTCCATCGATTCTGGCGTGTTAACGTCCCTTGACCAGTTCGCTCCTCGTCGGCCAGCGTACACTGCTCCCGCTCCCGAAGTAGCTCCCACAACACCATCTCCCACAAATATCACTGGAACTATTGATGAAGCCTTTGATATGACATTCCGCGAAGCGGTCACAAACTTCATCAAGAGCGTGGATACAGAACTCAACCTCAAACTCCTCAACGATTAGAACGTGGAGCAGGCGTTCAAGGATAAGCGTTTGACATCTTACATCGCCGATGTCAAGAAGAACCATAAGGGACAGACATTCACTCTCCAGTTCCCGTCTCACGACTTTGTGAAGTCCAGTGCAGCCAAGGGAACTGGATGGAATGCTGGAGGCGGAGACTGGGAGATCCCCGCGGAACGCAAAATGGGTGGAGATACTGTGTTTATCTCCATCGACAAGTTCAAGTACGGTTCTACCCTCGTGAAGCAGAAGAAGACGGGTGGAATTCGCCCAAGTGGCCCGACATTCCGCTTCGAGTTTGAGCTGAATTATCCGCAGGAGACCGTAGGTGGACGTCGGCGTTCACTTAAGCGGCGTCGGAATCCGGCTGCTCGGAAGACGATGCGTCGTTAAGATGTACCCTGTAACATACGTGACAAACAGCAGATTAAACCATGTGATATACGAAGGTAGCTTGTAGAGAGCCAGAGCTCCCAGCGTGGTGAGAATCATATAGATAGCATCCACCACCAGAACCCACTCACTTCCCTTCATTGTCGTATACAATTTCATGAGGTCCATGATATCGTTTTCGCCTTCGGGGATGAGAGGAACTAGGAACAGTCCAAACAGAATATCGTGAACCATCTGTACCGCCACAACGACAATCAGGAAGAAGAGGAGACTGTAAGATCCTCCGATCGCGTATGTTATCAGTTGGGCAAGAACAAAGCCAATCACCATAGAGGATACATCGAGGACATAGGCAATTACTCCAAAGCGGTCGTACCACATGTTTATAGGTCCATCTCGGTCAGCGGTATACCTCCACACAAACAGTCCGGCAGTATCAACAACCGCCGCCGATGCCAGAGCTGCGAGAAGAAGCTTTCCGTCCCAAAATTTACGAAGATCCATTATTTAATACAGATAGTAGATGTTCGTGGTTCTCGTAGGCGGGTACCCTCATCAGCGTGCCGAGTTCATGGAGATGATACGAGCAATAGACGACAACCGGATTGTGTGGGTGGACGATAAGAAATCTTTTTACTATATCGCCGACCTTTTCGTGTACTTTGGCGGTCCGATCTCTACACCTTCAGGGAAACTCATGATCACCTGGAGCGGAGACCATTTGGAAACTCTTCACCGAGTCTACAAAACTCTTGGGGTATAATAACTGATGTTTAACATCCTCTGGGTATTTGGGGGATTTCTAGTCGGCATGATTGTCACAACGATCTTCGTCCCGCCGCAGACAAAGCATAAACTTGTTCCGGATATCCACAATCCCTCGATTGTATTCCAGAATCCTGAGGTCGAGAACGGATGTTTCCGAGCAACGGCCTACCCTGTCCAATGTACCGACGGTATTGATTTTCTGAACATGTAAACAATGAACGTCTCATCCATCGTAAAGAAACCTGAGGCTAACTACTTTTTCTCGTTCGTCGTCGGACTTGGACTCGCTGTCCTCATGTTTCACCGCCCACAGACGGAGATTGACGTATCTGCGATTCCACCAGGCAAGATTCGAGAGATGGTCACACGGGTAGACGGACAATGCTACCGTTTCCGGGTGGATGACGCGTCATGCCCGGCATCGAGAGTTTCGCTCTAATACATATACAAATGGACGCTACACCCCTAGACCAGCTGATGCCCCCAGGAGGATCGCAGCAGCCTGCTATGTCTCTCCCATCGGCCACCACGTACCCCCAGATGATCACGCCCGGAACGTCAGCGGCGATTTACACCCCTCCTCCCCCGACGCAGACTGCCCCGATGCACCCTGGAGCCGCCAAGAGCGTCCTGAAGTCCATCATGACGTACGTCGCGATCTTCGGTGCTATCTTCATCATCTCTCTGACTCCCGTGCAGTCCCTGTTCCTTCGCTACATCCCGAACGCTTACGGTGGTTCGGGTGTCGTCTCGCTGACAGGTGCGGCGTGTCTCGGTGGACTGGGAGTTGTCCTGGTATATATCCTCCAGGTGGTTCTCCAGCCGCTCGTCTAGTATAAATCAGACTGGTTTATGTCTTGAAAGAATAGTAAGTATAGATGCTCCAGGCGATCTTAGATAAAAATCGCCCGCGTTCTCGCGGACCCGTATACGATCCAATCGCAGCTGTGTTTGATCGCATTCTTCTTGGTCCTGGACTTCACCTGACCCCCATGTTCATTCGCAGGCATCAGGTGACACATATCGTCAACTGTGCGGAGAAATCAGCGTGCCCGGCGTGGGCATCTACGCATGCTGGTCCAAGTAGGTACATTTCTCTGGGAGCCCAGGATACTATAGGATTTCCCCTCATTCGCGACTACTACGAAGCGTTTGAGAAGGTGATGGATATGTTCCTGCGAGATCCAGGGTGCCGGTGCGTCTACGTCCACTGCCAGGCAGGAATGAATAGGTCGGCAACGCTTCTGGCCGCATACCTCCACAAACGGTTCGGAATCGCGATGGAGAAGGTGGTAGAAGTCATGGCTAAGCAGCGGCCGTGTGTGATGACCAATCCGAGCTTCGTAGAACAACTGGAAGAATTTGGATCTCGCGGAAAGAATAAGTAATGTGGGCATCCGTTCAGTCCGCTATCACATCTGCCAACGACGATCCATTAGCAGCTGGAAATGCTGTTCTTGATCAGGCACTGGGACCGTCCTATGATTACCTCCAGACCGTCCAGTCTCCAGCATCTCTACGTGTTGGCGACGCAGGGACGATGGATCAGGTAGGAACCAACGCGAATGCGATAAAAACATACGTCGATAGCCTCATTACAGGTCCTAAGTCTGGAAACCAGTTTTTCAAGGATACAGGTGGAATGTGCCGTACCCCTGGATCAAAGGACGATAAGGGAAATGATAAAGGTGATGGCCCAGTAGTTCCTCGGTTCACGTACACCAACAACCGCATGGGAATGGATGACGCATCTGCGGTTCTGGGTCCCAGTTTTTCCAAGGCGGTGTCGGGAAGCGGGTTCGACGGTATTATTCCCGCGATGGGCGGTGATATTGCGGCTCTGAATCCACTTAAACTCATGAACGGTCTAGTACTGGACGGAGTACCGCCGTGTGTAGCGTATACTTGCCCCGTGACTGATATCCAAACTGGAGTATACCAGGGAACCCAGACTCGGTTTATATCCCCGTCTCTGGAGTTCAACATTACCCCGTGCCGGGCGGCCACGGCATCAGAGACATCGAATCTGATGGCGATGATTGAGTCCCAAAAGAAGGCGGCAGAGAAGGCAGCTAAGGACGCAGCGGATAAGAAGGCGGCGGCAAATAAGCCTGGATCGGGGGCGAGTGCGAGCAAGGGTCCGGTCAAAGGAGTTCAGGCAGGTGAGAAGTATGCGAACTTCCAGGAAAATCTCTATCAGGCTCCTATGCCCGTGGACTACATTGACCCAGTCTCGTATCTCACACTTGGTGCGGCCGTGATGGTGTTTATCGGATACATATTGATGAAATAACTTACGAACGAATCCCGGGAGGACAATAAGATAGTAAATGTCCTCGGATGTATTCAAGGTAAAGAAGACTCGAGATGGCGGAGGATCTAAAGGACGCGACCAGATTGGTACTCTAGACTCCCTGCACGAGAAGTATGTGGACGAGCTCCACACCGGTTCTTCGGATGAATCGGTGCGAGCCTTGGAGATCCGCCTTGCTGAACTTGACAAGGAGTTGGAGGGAACGTTCAACCCCTTTGTATTCGACGATGTTATGCGTCAATCAAAATTACAGGGTGAACGCGACACTCTCGCGAAAACTATTGAGAATGTACGTGAAAATCGGGATATTCAAAAGTATTACATGGAGAGCGGAGACCTGATGCTGGATTACTACGCTCCTCCCGGCAAGAAGACGACATCCAAGGTAGATTTCGGATCCAGGATCCCTGGAACATTCGACAAGCTGTTTTCGGTGACAGAGACGTCGGCAGGTCCGTCCAAGAAGAAGATGTTTGACGAGTACCTTTCTCGTCGCGGTCTGTCCAACGGTCTGAACATTGCCGAGAACGCCGATAATATCAAGAAGATGGCCGAGCACTGTGCCCCTTGCAACATCCCCCGTGAAGAGATTACCTCCGAAGGTATTCTTGTCTGTCCCAAGTGCGGATCGGAAGAGTATGCCCTCGTAGTCTCTGACTTTCCCAGTTTTCGTGATCCACCGAAGGAACGGAACAATTACGCCTACAAGAAGCAGAACCACTTGAACGAGATCCTCAACCAGTTCCAGGCCAAGGAGAGCACCGAGATCCCCGACGATGTCATGAACGAAGTCATCTGTGAAATCAAGAAGCGACGTATCGACAATATCGCTCTCCTGACTGAACAGAATATCCGTGAGATTCTCAAGAAATTGGGCAGGAACCGGTACTACGAGCACGCGGCTCACATTCTTTCGCGACTGAACGGTAATCCCCCGCCCACGATTACGCCAGAGATCGAGGATAAGATCCGTGCCATGTTCCAGGAAGTCCAGGCCCCGTACCTCCTATACTGCCCCGACGAACGCCGGAACTTTCTGTCGTATTCGTACATCATCTACAAATTCCTGGAGCTGCTGGAGCTGGACGAGTACAAGGTCCACTTCCCGCTTCTCAAATCCCGTGATCGGCTGATTCAGCACGATACGATCTGGAAGAAGATATGTGAGTATCTGCAATGGGAATTCATTCAGTCTATATAACAAGGGAATGCCGAAGCGTAATACACGCAAGGTGAAACGCCGATCTACAAGGCGGAGACGGCAACATCATAAAGGAGGTGCTGACGACGATATCATGTTTCGCGATTCTGATGTATGCATACTGAAACCGGGGGTCAAGAAAGGTATATTGGTATTTACCCATTACACTCAACCTGCGGGGATACCATCCCTATGCGAAGGTGGGATAAAAACCGGTGCTCAACTAAAGAAGGAGGGCGTGGATTTCGGTAGAGCTGTGTTTCACCCCTACGTCTTTTTCCGGGCACCTTATCTCTCCAATCCGCCGGATTATACGACAGTCGATAGCGAGATTAAAAGTTCGTTTGGAGAGAGGGTTTCAGATATGCCAAAAATGGCATGGATACGAGTTGATCCTGATCAAACCTACGTATACTCAAGTGAGATTCGAGTAAAGTATTACCCCCAGGTTCGCTTTGGGACAGCCGAGTATGCATCCGAACTGGAAACCCAAGTCCGGAATTCAAGGAAAACAATGACCGAGTATCTTCGGATTATCGGAGAAAATTCCCGGATGCCCGTTGAACCCGGTAAGAAACCCGTATATCATCTATTCAGTTCAGAGGTAAAGTTGATTCCGATGAAAGGAAAAGCAATCTATCCGTGGAACGAAGAGCCTATAAATACGAACTCTGAAGTGTTGGTTCACATACCTCACTTAACCCCCGACTTCTTTGTCAAGTGCACTGCTTAATGTGTATCTGCAGTGGGAATTCATCCAATCTATATGAGATGAATTCGGGAGTTTATTCAGAGTATTTAGACTTAGAGTGGTGTGTATTCGATTTCGTCCATACAATGTATGCCAAAAAGAGCCCAAAGAAATTTTTAGCAAATACGTCCAATATGTTGTACCCGGTGTTCTTCACTGTATAGCTCGTAACTGCAAATACACCATACAGACCCCAGAAGAATACAAACCAATAGAATACAGCATTCTTGAATCCATCCTCGTCCGATGGCAAGAACGTATCCTTAATATACTTAAAATTCAAAGCGAACGGGATAAACCCTAAGGCTGTAGACGTATAATGGTTCAAGTAACCTAGCTCGCCAATGAGACCAAAAAGTAACATTGACGCGTTTAACAGAACTATGTTTACGATCGGTCCTGCGTGATTCGATAAAAAGTCGCTTAATCTAGTTGGTGTACTTCCATCGTGGCTTAGAAATGCTGATAAGGTAATCAACATTAAAGGCGTTGTAATCGCCCAGTCTAAGTACCGAAGCGGAGTTATGTTTCGGGATACCTTGCTGAAGTAGTAAATCAACCAAATATAGAAGACAAGTTCAATTCCCTGAACAAACACTTCAACCTTCAATAAATCTTTTAAGATTTCGTCCTTTTCGCTTATGTGTATATTTATTGCTAGGTAGTCGATGACTCCAACTACAACTTGCACTAGTAGAGAAATTACTCCACTGATGTAGATCATAATACTACCTTTACAGTGGAGAAAATATCTATCTAGACCGGAACAATCTTGAGTTCGGCACTATAGTATTCGGAATCGTAGTTTTGTTCCGTCTTCGTAATATCGCTGTAGCCTGCACGCTGCTTTCCGAGAATATGGTACGCAAAGACCCATCCCTTCGTCTGGAGACGCTTCCAGTGCTGGTCAATCGCGTATTCGTCATACCCCTTTCCGGACTTGAACAGTTCAATCGCTTCCTTGAAATTCTCGATCAGAGTGTCGTAGTACTCCTGCTTACAAATATACGCCAACGCTGTCTGACACGTTGTTCCAGTGATAAACATGTCGTTGACACGCACGGCTTCCGATCCTGCAG